ACCAAGGCCCTGGCCTATATCGCGGGCGGCCTGACTGCTGCGGCGGCTGTGACCGGTGCCATGTTCGGCCTGGTCGCCCTGATCGGCGCCGCCAAGAAAGCCCAGCGCGCAGGGACCTAATCGACCCTCAGTCAAGCCGGTGGCGGTCAGTCCGCCCCGGCTTTTTTATTGCCCGGAGAAAGGATAAATGAGGATTAATAAATGTATATCAGCCCTGAAGATATCGCTTTTTATGGCGTGCTTATTGCCCTCGCTATTCTTTGCTCAGGGCGCTAGGGCTGAATATTATTATTGGTATCTTAGCGCTTTATCGAGGCAAGTTTCGTCGCCTTCGGCTGGATGTGATCTTTATTTCAGCAGTATTTCCGACAAGTCTGGCCTGTCTTTTGCTATGGAGCCTTCCCCGAATGACCCTGGCAAAACTTTTTATTGCGTTGCGAGGGCCGTATCTACTGGGCGGGCGATATGGACTACTGATGTTTATTTGAAGGGCGACAGGTGTCCCGAAGGGCAATCTCTCGATTTAAAAGATGGCATGTGCAAGCCTCCGCCTCCTGAGTGCGAATCTGGAGTGCCGAACTTGTTCAGGAGTTCAAACTATCCAATTATCGTCATTAATGGAAAGAACACAGTTCCTAGTTCTCCACCTTCTGGCTGTTTGAATGGGTGCGCTTATGAGGCTGATAGTTCTCGGCCAACATCTTGTTATCGCACTCCAGGCTCCACAACTGAGGGGTTCTGCAACTACACGCTCAAGAGCAACGGTCAGAACTGCTCGGCAGATTCCGGCAACCTGGGCGGCACCGGTCCTTCGCTCAGTGAACCGAATCAGCCGCCAGTGACCGACCCGCCTTCGGACCCGAATGACCCGGGCTGTCCGAAGGGCTACAGCTGGTCAGGCACCACGTGCGTGAAGACGCCGACCGATCCCACAGACCCGACCGACCCGAAAGACCCTGGTGGTGATGGCGGTGGAACTGGTGGTGGCGATGGTGGCGGTACAGGCGGTACAGGCGGTGGCGGTGATGGCGGAACGGGCGGCGGTGACGGTGGTACCGGTGGGGGAGACGGAAACGGTGGAACTGGCGGCGGTGATGGCGATGGCGGCGGTACGGGTGGCGGTGGTGATGGCGGGGGAGACGGGCAGTGCGATCCGGCAAAGGACCCGAACAAATGCGGCAGCGGCTCATCGATCTCCGGCGACGGCGACTGCAAGGTGGCGATCCAGTGCAACGGCGACGCAATCCAGTGCGCCATCGTTCGCCAGGAAAAGGCCTCCCGCTGCGCGGATGAAGAGTTCCGCACGGTCGATGACAAGAAGATTCAGGACCTGAAGAACACGCTGGCCGGCGAGTTTTCCGGGCCTGAGTACGAACCCATCAAGGCCACTGGCGAGAACACCCATGACCTGTCGAGACTGCTTGACACCAGCGGGCGTTTCTCCAAGGCCTGCCCGGTTATTCCTGACTTCTCGTTCCCCTGGTTCGGCAGTACTCAGACGGTGTCGCTCAGTAGCGTGTCGTCCGATCTGTGCACGTATCTCCAGTGGTTCGGGTATCTGCTGGTCGCGTTCGCCATGCGCGCCGCGGCTGAAATCATTGCGCGAGGGTTGAACTGATGCCGTTACTGATCGGGGTACTACTGCGGGCCATCGGCTGGTCGCTGATCCCGCTGGGTTGGAAGCTGCTGCGCGGCTTGGGGTTCACTGCTGTTGCCTTCGTCGGCGTCAAAGCGGTGATGGATCAGGCCAAGGACTACGTGTTCAGCAGTCTCGGCGGCGTGCCTGCGCAGTGGCTCCAGGTCCTGGGGCTTCTGCAAGTTGACGTGTGTATCAACATCCTGTTCTCCGCGTACATCGCCCGCGCCGTGCTGTGGGGTATGGACAAGTCTGGCGGCAAGTCTGGCATGCGCTGGACCGGGCCGAAGTAAGCGAGGAGGGGACTAACATGCTCTATCTGCGCACCGGTCTGCCAGGCGCTGGCAAGACCCTGAACGCGATTCGGGAAATCGACATTGAACATCAGCCGGACCCGGACGACCCGACAAAGCGGTTGCACAAGGACCCGGACAATCCGGACCTGCCGCCCAGGACGATCTATTTCTACGGCATTCCGGATATGAAGCTGGATCGGCTCAAGTCGAAGTGGGTCGAGTTCGATACGCCCGAAGAGTGGTACAACCTGCCTGATGGCTCGGTGATCGTGATCGACGAAGCCCAGCGGGTGTTCGGCAACGATGGCACCAGGGCGCGCCCGGAGAAGGTCACGCGCTTCGAAACGCACCGGCACCAGGGCCTGGACATTCACCTCATCACCCAGCATCCCAGCTTGTTGTGCACGCCCGTGCGCAAGCTGGTCGGCAAGCACATCAACTTCATTCGGCCCTATGGCCGGGAGAAAGGCATCTTCCGGCATGAGTATGAGTTCTGCATCGACAATCCGGAGCGGCGCAGCAACTTCAAGCAGGCCCAGGAAGAACGGGTCACGTTGGATAAGGCGTATTTCGGCGTCTACAAGTCGTCGACGGTGCACACGCACAAGCCGATCACGCCCAGCTACATGAAGAAAATCCCGCTGATCATCGTGCTTATGCTGATCCCGATCGGTGTGCTTGTTGGGCTTGTCGTGACCGCGATGCGACAGGGGGATGAGGAGAAAGAAGCGGCTCTGGCGAGGAGTCAGGCGGCTGAGGTGTCAGCGGGTGTTCTGCCGGGCGCTGGGAATGCTGTTCAGGCAGCCCCCAGGGCCTCCAGCGGGTCGAAATCGACCGATGAGTTCATCGGTGATATGTCGCCCAGGGTGCCCGATCTGGTGGCCTCGGCGCCGCGCTATGACGATCTGAACAAGCCCAGGGATTTCCCTCGGCCGGTGTGTGCGGCCAGCTCGGATCCGAACTTGATCGGCAAGGCTCCTGAGCGGCGAATTCCGATGGGCACGTACAATGGCCGGGTGATGGTCTGCCAGTGCTACACGCAACAGGTCACGCGGATGCACACGACGTTCGAGTTCTGCATGGACGTTGTGAACAACGGCTATTTCGACGACACGCGGATGCCACCGACTTATGCCAGCGGCAACAGCACGCGAGGCTTGATCACCAGTCCGTCGGTTGACCCGGCGACGGCGATTGAGCGAGGGCGCGCAGCGACATCGCCGACGCCGGGGGATGCGTTCTCGACACGAGTAACCATCGTGCCGGATAGCAGCAGGACGCCCAGGACGCTATGAGCGATGTGGGCCTCTTGGCTCAGGGGTTCGTATCCCTGGCTTCGCATAATGTATATTATGTTAAACGATAGGCCATGTTGAGAATGTTCATGAGAAGCCTCCGCTCCGGGCTGCTCAGAATGTTTTTTCAGCTACGCTTCGTTTCTGTGTCATGGACAGAGCGTAATCATGCCAAAGCTGATAGTTGCCATCTGGTCGGTCAATACGAAAAATCATGCGGCTACGCCAGACGCAAGGTTTGCAAGCCTGACTGTTGCAATACAGAGTGCCTGGACTACGATGATGACCCTTGCGGATGGGGAAACGGTATCTTATCTAGGGGCTCAGCCACACGCGATAACACCACAAAGCGTCAGCGTTCATACAGCAAGAAATAAAAGCGTCAATTACCTGTTCATTGCCCCTGAATACCTGTTTACAGCAAACAAGGACATTCCTAGCCATTTCATGACGGAAACGCAATTTGAACTAATCAGGGCGCAGCTTGTATTCCTCAGTCTTCGCTTTCCAAACCTGATGATAATTCCAGGTAGTGCTGGATGGTTCAAAACGAGGATGCGCTCAGCCGTGAAGATATTCCGTAAGTCACTTGCACAGCCGCAACGTGAGCGCGGCCCGGAAGCGTCCCGCGACATGAATAAATACCTGGAGCGATACCAGCGCTCGATCGATACGCCGCTCGACTACCGCGGGGTCGTACCCGACCGGCATTTATCTTCCTACACAAATCAATATAAGGATCTTAAATATGGACAGACATACGATCTCAAGCAGGCTTCACCAAAGAGCGGCCAGCATGCGGCAGGATTGAAAATAGCCAAGAACACATGTTTGGTGCTCAAGAGCGCGACGATCATTCATCGTTACGACAAAATCTTCGAGGCTCAGGATAGTACCGATACCGATATGTCGAAAGCCGATAGGCAGGAGCCTTTTCTATTCATGCCAGGCGAAGCCAGCCCGATTTTCGAGTCCGCTGGAATAAAATACGGCGTCGAATTGTGTGTAGATCATAATTTTGCTGCCTTGCAGGTGTGGTGCAAGAAAATATGCCACCCTCCTTCGCCGGTAGATATTCAAATCCTCATGTCTGCAAGCACAGGGCTCGAGAGTTCAAATATCGCGGCCACGCAATTCGTTCTCCATGCAGATTGCCATGGTGCCAGCGTCATAAAGGCAAACGGGGAAGACGTCTCGCCTGCACGATCTGCCGCAGAGGATCTCCCCGTCTATGTCCTGGAGTGGTAGTTTGCAAGCGAGGTTTCAGGCTGCTCAATTAAGGATCAGGTTCTGCCAGTCTCACTGACATTGATGTGAGTCAGCCGGCTCTGGTGATCGAACAACAGCCAGTTAGACCCTCGCCGCGGAGATGAGCTGATGCGCGAGTTTCATGACTTGATCCTTTCAGATTGGGACGTGAACCTCCTAGACATTATTTATGCCCACGAATCGGATCCGACGGACGTTTTTGCGACGATAGAGCGCATTCACAGTGGGCGGGAGACCGCCCTCAAGAGCTTTGGCGGCACTGACCTGCCCCCCGATTTCAGTACCATGTCAAACTTAGTAGAGTCCGTTTTCCGAGCAGGAGACGGCAGTGAAAAAGCGTTTTACCGAAGAGCAGATTCTCGACTTCCTCAAGCAGGCGGAGGCCGGTGTGCCGGTGAAGGGACTGTGTCGCCGACACGGCTTCAGTGATGCCTCGTTCTACACCTGGCGGGCCAAGTTTGGCGGTATGACCGTGGCGGACGCCAAACGGTTGAAGGATCTTGAACTGGAAAACAGCCGATTGAAGAAGTTGCTCGCCGAGGCCCACCTCGACATCGAGTCGCTGAAAGTGGTCGCCCGGGGAAAAGGGT